TGGGCACGACGACTGAAGGTAATGCACTTGCTGACAACTTAACTATTGCAGATAGTGGCAACTGCGGCCTAACACTTCGCAGTGGCACGTCAGATCTCGGCTCAATATATTTTTCAGACGGGACTTCTGGTGCTAGCGAGTATAGAGGACAGCTTGAGTACAATCACAGCACTGACGCTCTTTCGATTTACACTGCTGGTTCTTCAGCTATGCGAATCGACAGCTCTGGCCGTGTTGGCATTGGAACATCGTCGCCTGGTCATCTTTTAACACTAAAAGGTACACAAGCTTTTGAGGCAACAAACAGCACAAATAATTGGCTTGCCTATGCCTATACTGACAATACTTTTAGACTTAACTACAACGGTGCAGGCGCCGATGAAGTAGTTATCAACAGCTCTGGCAATGTTGGTATCTCAACAACATCTCCTGCGGGCAAACTTTCTGTAGGACCAGATCAAGATATTGTTTTTGGTAATCAAGCCTCTTCTGGCACAAGCGGCACTGGGCGCTTAGTTGCAACAGGCGGAGCTGTTTATTTGCAGGCTGGTTTAGCTGCAACTTCTGGTTCTGATGCACCGCTTATTATTACAGGCTACGGCGGTGTTGGAGAGCGCCTACGCATCGATTCATCAGGCCGCTTGATGCTGGGCACCACAACTGAAGGTGATGGTGGCGCAGATAACCTAACGATTGCAGGTTCTGGTGCTTGCGGAATCACAATCCGCAGCGGAACGGCCAGCAGCGGTAACATTTACTTTTCTGATGCTACGTCTGGCACTGGAGAATATGACGGTTACATTCAATATCAACAAAGTAATCGAGCACTTAGGTTTGCGACTGCTGCAACCGAGCGACTCCGCATTACATCAACTGGCGCGTGGGCTATTGAAGGCGCATCGAACTACGGCACCAGCGGTCAGGTTCTAACCAGCAACGGTAACGACTCACCAACCTGGCAAGCTCAGGCAACAGCCGGTGGCGCAAATGCCATCAGCATGAATGACAGCGTAAAGATTAACTTAGGTGCGGGCAGTGACCTGCAGATTTATCACAACGGCACAAATAGTCTTATAGACAATACTACTGGTGCGCTTGCGATTAGAAATCTTACCGATGATCAAGATATTAACCTGCAAACCGATGATGGCTCAGGTGGTGTTACGACTTATGTTCGATGCGATGGCAGCGACGGCATGGTGCGGCTGTACCATTACGGCACGCAAAAGTTCCAAACCGAGTCAGGTGGCATTGATGTAACTGGTACGGTCAAGTGCGACAGCCTTGATGTTGATGGTGGCGCGGACATTACTGGCAATGTTCAGCTACATGCAAACCTATATTTTCCAGATGCCGACAAGGCTGTATTCGGCAATGGCGATGATCTGCAGATTTATCACGACGGCAATCACAGTCAAATCCTGGATTCTGGCACAGGAAACTTACAGCTCTTAACAAGTGCTTTTAAGGCTTTATCTCCTGACGGCTCAGAAACATATATCAGTGCTGTAAGCGATGGCGCTGTTGAGCTTTATTACAACAACAGCAAAAAACTTGAAACTACATCAGACGGCGTAGTTATCGGTGATGGTATATCAAGTGGTGACTCCAGCACTCTGAGAATTACAGGCGGTACAAACGGGGCGTCCTACCTTGAAATGGGAGACGCTGATGATACCGACGTTGGACAAATTGCTTATTACCAAAGCAGCAATGCAATGGGATTTAGAGTCAATGCCAGCGAGCGGATGCGAATCAATAGCGATGGCGGCATCGTTGGCTTTGGAAATCAAAGCACGTTTAATTTAACTGGGACTGGATTTGCGTTCTCTGGTTCTGGCACAAGTTTTAATGGACTATCTCTTGTCAAAAATGCATCAAACTGGGGAACTGCTTTATATGTTTCAAGAGACAATGCTGTAGGCGATGGCACTTTAATTGAATTCGCTCAAGGAGGAGCTACTGAAGGCTCAATCAGTGTCAGTGGCTCAACCGTTTCATATAACGGCGGTCATCTTTCACGTTGGTCGCAAACACTTACCACTGATGAGCATGTTGGCTTGCTTAAGGGCACAGTGATGACGAACTTGGATGAAATGTGCGAATGGGCTTATGAGGCTCAAGAAGAAGTCCTTTATACCGATGACGACGTGCTTCCTGAGGGCGTCAGTGTAGGTGATGTAAAAACACCAGCACGGGCTGCAGGTTTTGAAGACAATGAGCAGCTCAATAAGATGGCGGTTTCATCTGTTGAGGGCGATCCAAACGTTGCGGGCGTTATGGTAAACATTGACGATGATGGTGATTTGAATGTTGCCATGACTGGCGACATGATCATTCGCATCGCTCAAGGTACAACCGTTGCACGAGGTGATCTGCTGATGTCTGCTGGTGATGGGACGGCAAAACCGCAGGATGATGACATCGTGCGTTCCAAGACGATTGCCAAGGTGACGAGCACAACGGTTTCTACTACTTACGCCGACGGCAGTTATTGCGTACCTTGTGTGCTGATGGCTTGCTAATCAGCAGTTAAAATTCACCTGCACGGACTTTTCTAATGTCTTCTCCTGCCGTTACGCTCACTTACCAGATTGACCGTCTGGATCGGATTCTTGCCACTGGTGCGGTGACTGAGGTTCGTTGGACCTTGGTTGGTACTGATGGCACCTACACGAAAGGTATTCCTTTCCGTGTTGAGCTTGACCAGCCTGAAGATCCTGCGGATCTGACTGCTTACAGCGAACTCACTGAGACGTGGGCTATCAACGCTGTAAAAGCCAAGATTGGTGCTGATCAAGTCACCTCCATCGAGTCACAACTGACTGCAATCGTGCAGGAAATGGCGTCACCTACGAAAGGCTCTGGACTGCCTTGGGCTGAGTGATGAAGCGACCAGACCCAATGATCGCCGCTAAGCCTGGTGCGGAAGACGTACAGGCTATGGCGGCTAGAACGCTATGGCTTGAAGAGCTGTACTTCCTTGATGGTCGCGACCAGATTTCGCATCCAATGCGAGGTCTGTTTACTGGCTTGTCTGACAAATACGCGTTGTTGGACTCAACTGACGGCATCTGATGGCGAGGTCGCTTAACGGTCAGACATTCGTTGTCGGTAAACCAAAACGGACCACACAGGGAAATGGTCAACACTCACGCCCTAAAAAGGGACGAAAGAAGTACCGTGGCCAGGGAAAACGCTAATTCTTCTGATGATCAAGCGTCTTGTTTTTGGTGTAGCCGTTGGCGCACTTGCCTTGGCTCCCCTCTCTGCCCGCGCAGACTGGTACGTCAATCCTGAGCTGAACGTCGGTGTCGGTCTCGACTCTGGCGTTGGTTCGGGCATTCTCGAAGGTCATGTTGGTTATGACTTCGACAACGGTGCCTATGTGCAAGCTGGTCCTGCTGCGATCTTCCCTGACGCAGGTGACAAGGAGCTTGAGCTGACTGGTAAGGCTGGTATCAGCGGCGGTCCTCTCTACGGCGAGGTTTCGTTCGGTACGGGTGACGAGTTTGGCCTTGGTTTCAAGACTGGTGCCAAATTTAGCTTCTGAGCTATAACTCAGTCGTCTCCTCACACAGACGGCAAGGAGCCCCCGTACTTGTGCAGAGCGCGGGGGCTTTTTGTTACCTAAACGATTATGCAAAAGGTCTACAACCTGCTTGGCGTTCTCGGTTTCACCATTTCAGCGACCCTGGCTGTGATCGGCGTGATGGCTTACACGCGCGTTCCGTCAATGATGAAGCTCTACATGAGCAACATGAAGCTAGAGCTGACGGAGACGATCCTTAATCAGGTTCCCGTCCCGGAGATGCCCAAGCTGCCCAAAGCCACGGGGCCTGCAATTCCCTTTAAGTGATCATCTTGATGTTGGCGGTTGGTTCGTCGTCGTGAGCTTCCGGCCCGAATCCTTCCGCCTTGATCCGTTCAGCAAAATCCGTTTCTGGCGCGGATGCTTCAGGTTTCTTGTCAAACGAAGCTAGCCATTCACGCAAAGCGTCTCCGGTTGGCGTACCTTTCGGCCACTTGACCCATTTCAAAATGGCCTTTGTATCTGTAAACGGCCTGGCGCTGTTTCCAGACATTACGGTGTAAACAATGGGTGGCCCCTCTCTTCTGCGGTTCCTCTCAATCCACAGCTGACCTGCTGTAAACCGCTCTGACTTCATGCCGGACATTCCTGAGATTGAGATACCAACGATTGAGATACGGCCCATCCCTGAGCCGCGTGTTTTCCCCCCGCCGGTCACACAGAACTTAGCGCCGCGTCCGATATATCAAAAGCCAGGATGTGCCAGGGTTCACAGAGACGCACACCTAAACCCATCCCTGCTGCGGGATGACCCAAACGGCGTGGGCATTTCTTGCCCTGAAGGTGAGATGCCCAGTTACGTTCCGCTGGATTGGAACCCGCGCAAGCTGCAGATCATTGAGCCGACACCAGTACAAAACAATGAACAGGAGCAGCCACCAGCGGGACAAAAGGCTGACCCAAAGCCACCGCCGCCAAAGGAAAAGCAGCAGCCGGAGGTGAAGTGTCCGCCAGCAGATGCGGCAGAGGTTGGCACGCTGTCACCTAATGGTCGCAAGATCCTGGAGTCTTATCAGCTGGTCGATGGTGTCTGCAAAGAGGTTTACCGCAACGTGCCGGTGACCGAGCAGCTGATCAAGGCGGTGCCGTCGCCCTACGAGGCGGCGCAGACCGCAGGCATTGCTGTTGTTGCAACCACCGCTGCACTGAGCACGCCGTTCTTGGTGAGAATCATCAAGCCCGTGGTGAAAAAACTGCTGACCAAGGCGAAGGAGATTGTGACTCGCAAGAAAGAGGCGCGGCCTTCTACTTTCTTGAGGAAGCAGGCGCAGCGGAAGGCGCGGAAATAGCGTGCGTGTGGGGCACCATCTTGACGGGCGGCACTGTGACAATCAGGTCGCTGCAGACAACAGACATTTGACCCGTAAATTGCACGCCCGCCTTTGCAAGTTCTCCGCATTTTTGAGCCCTAAACAATTCGTGCTCCAAGCGTTTAGTGGCTAGCAACTGCTCTTGCAGCTTGATGTTTGTGTTGACGGCTCGTTTGCATTGATCAGCCAAGCCACGATCCAACGGCACGGAAAAGGTGGCCGTGATGCCGTAGTTGAGCGAGCGTCGGTCTTTCTCAAAGCGTGGCAGCTCTGAGTAGTAGAGCACCTTGCCTGGGGAATCAGGCTCGCCATTGTCATCGGCATCTGCTGTGGAATAAACAGGCGTCTTTGTTGTTGACTCAAACGGCAAGTCGTAGTTTCTGCTGCCGGTCACAAAAGGCGAAACCGTAAGGGTTGGACCTGGGCACTGGATCCCCTGTGACATCCGGTAAATCGGATGCGGCCCCGTCATCATCTGATAGGCGTTGTTGACCACCGAGCCTGTCGATGTGCTCGAAGGGTTTGCAACTGTTGTGTTGGCGTAGGCAGGGCTGCTAAGTGCAGCAACTACTGCGAGAACACCGACGTACTCTCGCTTACGGTCTCTGTGGTGATACTTCTCTCCACGCGAGTCACTGCATCGAGACCCGGTGCCATGAATGACTCTGTGATGCTCCAACTTGCGCCAGGGTTGACGACCTGCCATTGGGGTTTGGTTTCAAGGTTTGGGCTAGTCCAAGAAAAGTTGACTCCGCCAACGGTTTGATTGTTCGTGACGGTTGCTTCTGGGGAGATGGGCACATCACCCACAGTTTCGACGTTATGGCCTGCCGCTGAATAAGAATATCCGGTCCTGTAGTTGTAACTGGTAATTGATTCTTGAATGACTGTTGTTGATTCAGTGCGTGAATTAAGTTGCCCCTGCGTAAATTGCGGGACAATCGGTGCGGTGAGCCCTGGGCTAGGCAGCAGCAAAAGCAGCAGCCAAGCTTTAGTCAATTTCAATCTCCATGCTGTTGCTGAGGATCGCACTAGTGCCCGCTGCCCCTGCGGTAACTGTCATGATTCCGCTGCTCAAGTTAGTGGCGGCCAGGGTGCCCTTGACACCCCCCGAACCCGTAACGACTTCGCCGTAGGTCGGCAGGTCGTCAACGTTGCCGGTTGTGGTGGTCACCTCGGTGGCCGCGCTGATCGTGTCGCCGATCACAGCCGACTCACTGAATGAGAAAGCCGAACCGGCGGTAGTAACCGCATAGTCGGTGTCAACCATGGCAGGCACGCCACTGGTCAGGCTGCCAAGGTTCAGGCCGCCAATAGCCCCGCTGGTGGTACTGCCCCCACTGGTGACGCTGGGCGTGACGTTTGTGCCTGAGGCGCTGTAAGTGCTGCCGATCCGTTTGGCGGAGCTGTAAGCCTGATCCACCGAGATCTGGGCGCTCTGAACAAGCCGATGGGTGATCTGAGCATGTGCCGGGGCAGCCAACAAAGTGATGCCCAATACAAAAAGTGCGCGGGTCATTTGATGCCAGCCTTGGAATCTTTATTGTCAATGATATTCGGCTTCTTATTGCCATTCCCATTTGACTTCCGTTCGATACCAAACGAGGCCATGGCACCCGTCAAAAGTGACGCCACGAACGTATTGTCCATCTTCATCTGAGGGAACAGACCCAAATATGAGATGGTCAGCAGAGTGGCGCTCCAAAACAAGACAGCGCATTTGACGACATCAGCAACGCAGATGCCCTCTTTTTCGTGGTTGTCCTCTGGAGTTTCTGCCATTGCGGAACAGAGCTACGCTTTAAGGGTAACTAGGCCAGGCCAATGCTTCTAATCCTCAAGCCCTTGGTCATGACGATGTGGCGCTCCAGGGCGT